AAACTAATAAGTTCACTTTCTTTAATTGCTTTAAATCCACCTTCAATATTAATTAGATTATTAAATCCTCTAGATTTTATCAATTACCAAATTATTTTCGGGGGCGTTACCAAATTAATTAATTTATTTTTATGTTGAATCGGTTATTTGCGTTACCAAATTATTTTCGGCTTTTAGTGTGTTTAGTAACATTAGTAATTCGCTATTAATAGTTCACCGGCCTTCTTAGTATTTGTTGTTTGTGATAGAGAATACTTAGTAGTTACCTCTTTAATGTTGTAGTCTTTATATAGCTCTCTGTATAGTGGTACATCACACATAGATAGTAAGAACTTACCTTTTATAGTCTTTAGCTGTTCGTATAGCTTCTCATGGTCTTGCCTTCCATAGTTACCATTAGCATAGTAATCTTCTGTTCCATAGTATGGTGGGTCAATGTAGAAGAAGTTATCTACTCGGTCATACCTACTAATTACATACTCATAGCTCTTATTCTCAATATAAGTATCCTTTAGTCTTTCTGCTGCTTTGGTTAGTGATTCTTTAATAAGCTCACGTCTATAGTTATGCCTGCCCTGTGTAGGTGCATAGCTTTCAGCTTTAGAGCCAAAAGAATTACGAATTAGATAATAGTAAGCCGCCGCCCTCTCTACATCGGTAAGCTCTTTGGGATTACTTAGATAATACATAAAGCCATCACGGCTGACTAACTGATTACTTATACACCTTACTAACTCATCACAATGCTTTTGCATAATGCGATAGAAATTTATTAGCTGTGTATCATAGTCGTTGATTATCTCAACACGTGATGGCTCTTTTGCGAACAATACCCATGATGCCCCTGCAAAGGGTTCTATGTATCCTATATGGTTAGGGATTAATGGTAAGATGGCCTTAACTAATAATCGTTTGCCACCTATCCTAGATAAAGGGGAGTTCATTGTGCTTCCTGCAATTGTTTAACGTCCTGTTATACTAATATATGCAGTCTGAGAGTAAAGGTTTCAACTGTTATTAAACAATTGGGTTAGTTGTTTGATTGCTTCTTCTGTGTACAATAATGCAGCTTCCTCAGCTAATAAGTCCTCGTTCTGTGGTGTAAGCCCTAAGAACTTCCATAGTCGGCGTGATTTACCTACTCCACTATAATTCATATAATAAGCCAACTTACTGGCTCTTTCACTTCTAAATACTATATCTACACCTACATCGGTTGCTTTATAGGTCATAGCTCCTAACATTTCACCTGTTGAGTTAAGGAAATCGCCTTTAGGGTCTTTACCGATTGTGGCTCTATAATCTTCATATCCACCACCTACATAATACCATAGCTTACCTGCTTTAGTCTTAAATATAGATATATTTTCATTGTTTTTAATCTTATCCCTATACTTGCCACTCATTGGCATTACGAATGGTTTATTAGAGTATTTATAAGACTTACCCTCATAATCCTTACCACGTTCTATCTGCTCACGGATGAGTAGAACTGCTCTTTGCCCTATTTTGGAATTAATATTCTTCATTCAGTATTGCATCAGCTAAGTAATCTCTTTTTTCCATACTTAGGGTATTTATAGTCTTAGATAGGATTTTATCTAATTGTGAGTTATTGAACTTTTTGGCAATAAAGTCATTTTGCAGTTTTACTCCAAATTTCACTAATTCAGAATCGCTACTTTTATCTATTTTTTCAAATTCTTCTATGTACTGTTCAATTGTCATATTGTGATTTCTCCGTCAGCAAAAATAACTATTATGCTTGTAATTGTGCTTTTGATTTTCTTTCTAAAGGTGATTTTTTGAACTATTACATCAACAATTGGGTTATCTTTAGTATAGCCAACTGTAGCTAGGTCAATAAGGTAGTTATCGGACTGTTTTCCGTCAATATTAGCTATAAATGAGTTAAGAGCTTTAGGGTTTACTTCATAGGTATTACGTTTTTTCACCTCGAATTGTTGCCCATTGATAAGTATATCAGTTTGACTACCTTTTTTGTTTTTAAGTAGTGGGTTATACTCAACTGAGTTCTTTTGAAAGAAATTAGGATTAATCTTGAATAGCTTTTGATAGTTGCGTAGCTCTTGCAGATTATCTTTGCCTGTTCCTGCTTTAATTGTTGTATCAATATTGATTTTAGCTTGTACAGATTCGGGTATAAATACACCATCTTCTTTAACTACTGGATATGCTTCCCAAGAATGCCTACAATTGTAACCGCCACAATAATATTCAACTGAAAGTGCTTGACCATTGACCATTTTCCTAATATCGGCAATATGGTAGATTTTACCTAAGTTATCTCTACAAAATGCACGTGCATTGCCCGAACTACCCATATACTTAAAGTATTCAGTACCGCTATCTAAGGCATCTTTTATTTTGGATGCTTGAGTAACTGCTCTTTTTACTGTAGAAGTAATTGTTTGGACTTGATGCTTGGCTAGATTCAATCTTTTACCGACTTTTTCATTAATTTCATCATCACTAAGTCCTTTTACCTGACCTCTTTTAATGGTTTTTATCAAGTCTTCACTTATAGTGCCTGCAAGCTCACGTGTTTTTTGGTTCATTATGCCAGTAACGTCATTTCTACGAAGATTGAATGATTTTTCAGTTATTTCATTATCTCTTGTAAGTCTTTTTACTAGCTTTTCATCAAGAATAGACTTGATATTCTTTTGTGTGAGGGCTTTTTCGGAACTATCCTGGAGTAATTCTTTAGTCAGCTTCTTTATTTCATCAAAGAGCTTCATTAAATTAGTTTATTGATAAGATTAATGCTATAAATTGCTTCATTTGGCTTATAAGTCATTGAAATAGGATACCATTTAGTGCCATAGCTTGAAAGTATTGGCTCCATTTCACCTAAATCAATATTGAAAGTATAGTTAAGTACATTTAGCACATCTGTAACACCCGAAGTTTCACCGATATAATCTTCTACAATTTCGATTTCCAATTCAGCAATTCGGTCTTTACCGAACATTTCAATTAATGATTTTGAAGCAATTACGTGATGCCCATAAGTATTTTGCGAATCTATAGCCGCTTCACTTGGTCTTCCTAATATTAAATAGTCTTCTAAGTTGTATGAAGTTGGTGGAGTAACTAAGTCATCGCTATTTATATCATCTACATTATCAATTTCAAGTAGCAAGTGTTGGTGTACTTTAGCAAAGTATTTACCATTATAGTCATCAATATTCGTTTTGTAGTACATACCCCAAACGTGTTCTTTACTTGGAGATGTATTTATATAATAAGCTCCGATATTTATTCTACTTGGTATAAGTGAATAATTACAAGCATTAATCTTGCTTTCTAAGTTCATAGTTAGATTGTAGGACTTAGAATTTCGGCTATTTTCTAAAGTTTCTTCATACTTATCAATATCTTCTAATACTTCTGAAAAGGATACCTGCACTGACTTAATTGCTTTATCTCCAACTTTCAGCTTTATTGATTGTAATCTTTTAGGGCTTATATTTAGCTCCCATACTTTTGGCTCTAGTGTACCATCAATGTATTGTAACCCTGCCATAGTGCCATAAACTGGCATAGTATCAAATGAATAAGGCAATAGCACGGACTTTCTAAGTGTAGTTTCAAAGTAATCAGCATAGAAATCCCACATATTTTGATATTTACAAAGCCCCTCTTTTTCAGATGGGTGAAGTAAGCCCCCAATAACTTCATTATTGATAGCACCAAAAGCTAAATCCGAAAAATTATCACTATTAGGTTTTAGTATAAACCCTAGTAAATACAAGTCATTTTCAAGTAAATAAGTACCTGGTATAAAATCCCCATCTTCATCACGTTTGTAGCGTGTAACATCAAAAAAAGTAAAGTTATCAGTAGTTGATACAGTTCTATAAGGGGCATAAGCATCAGAGCTTGAACCACTTGGTCTTCCAATTGCATACCAATATAGGGCATTATACAGGCGGAAGAAATGTTTTATGAATTGACTATATTTGACAAAGCAAAATTTCACGTTTTCATCGTAAACTTTGTTGTATGATATTATAGCCATTGCATTAGCTGAATGGGCAGATTTATTAGTGAACTCCTCAATAATTGCATCACATTCAGTATATTCATACCCTGCTTCCTCATTGGCTACATAAAGAGCAAATGATTTAGTAAATATGCTAGTAGAAATCTGCTCTATAAGTACCTTATTTATAGATTCAATTTCAAGTTCTAAGGTGTTAGTAACTAAATCGAAGTTTGCTTGAATACCCGTCTTTTGAATGCCCTCAAATACAATACCTACAAATGGATAAGCACCGCTTGGTAAATGGTCTGTAGCTTCTAAGCACATTAATTGATGTAAGACACCAAACTCAAATTCCTGCCAATATCCTGGTGTAAGTATATGAGTTACCAAAGGATAAAGCAAAGCATTTTTAAGTTCTAGGAATGGGTCAGTACCTATGTAGGGTATTCTTAGAGCTGAGAAGTCAAGCTTTACTTTCATAATAGGGCTTGACTGCAATCCTAATGGATATTCATTGTATTCGGTGCTAATTTCTTCAATATGAATAAACCCTTCAGGCAGTTTAACAATGCTTGGGTTATTCATTGGGTCTGCTTGGAAAGGAATTATATCGTAACGATACCTTTTAGCATCTTGGCGTTTGAACTCATACCGGTAAACTTTATTCATTTAGAATCTCCATGAGAAAGTAGAGCCACCAAAGAAAGTTTTACTTGATTTTGCTACTCTTGCTATGCCTCTTTCGTGTATTAGCTCATAAGCACATATAAGGGCATCGGGGAAGTCGTCTTTTTTGTTGCTTCTTTTACCACTGAATGCAAATAGCTGTTGAATAGCTTTATCAAAGTCTTTGCAGTTCCTGGCACGCTCTGTAAAATATACTTGGCTGTTATCCCATACGCTACCAAGATTCTTAGCAAGTAAATCAGTAGAGTATCTGCAAAATTGGATATAAGGATAAGGAACTCCTTTGATTTGGCAGTAGTTTATAACGTTATTTTTCCAAGTAGATTCTTGGCTTACATGACCATCGAAACCTGCAATCTTAATTTGTGAACCTCTAATATCAAGAAATACATCAAGTAAATCATTACTACTTTTGAAATTCCTACAAGCTAAGTCATCAATGTAATACTTATGCTCACTTTTAGAATAGTAGAAAGCTACAATACCAGTAGTATCTCCTTTGCCTTTTATAGCCAAGTTAGGGTCGCAATAAATGACACCCATTGCATCGGTAGGCAAGTGATTTACAAATTGGAGCTTATCACGTTTGAATACGAATCCATCGGGTGGGATTGGATTTTGTTGGTAGTTACCCTGCCAATCTGATTCATCTACTGCACCTACTTCTTTTTTATATTCTTCTTCGGTAGTTGCCTTAAATCTATCGCTCCATAATGCTTTTCCGTTATCCCATGCTTTGTGTACTTTTACTCTCCATTTAGGGTTTAAAGTACCTTCTTTAGCTTCAAGTCTTAGCTTATGCAAAGCCCCACGCTCTTCAAAGTCATTGCCAAGTATTAGGAATACACCACTTTTAGTAAGTGATTGGTATGCCTCAGCAAGTTTATTTATTCTATGCTGTACACTATCTTCACCGAATGCACTTTCAAGCGTTTCAATATCATCGCCGAGTAAGAACTCAGGTCTAGAAAATAACCTACTAAAACCACGAACTGACCTACCCTCTGAGAATGTAGCGATAGTGTTTTTTTGCTTAGAATATTTATGGTAAAACTCCAACTGGTCAGAATTATTCTCTACTATTTTAACTTCAAAGTCCTGCTTGATAAGGTCATTTTCGGATAGTAACTCACTTACATCGTCTAGCATATTTTGTGATTTTGGTAACGTTTCACAGTAGATTCCAGAAATTTTTATTTTACCTACAAGGTGTTTCCATAGTAGAAGTTTCTTAGCTGTTACAGTCTTTCCATGCTTACGAGGTGCAAGTGTGATAATTACACCCTCCTCTTCAGTAGAATCCACTAAATCATAATGCAATTGGCAGGGCTTTGAGTAACCTTCAGAATATAAATGTCCTGGAAAATATATTTCATCAAATCGCCAAAAGTTAGCTAAGGAAAGTTCTAACCTTTTTTCTTTGTTGTGAAGTTCAATCGGTAGATGGTGCAAGTCATCTAGTGTACTAATTCTACCTTTTTTTGACTTGGTTTCTTCTTCAAAGTTCTTTACAGAATGATTTAAGATTGAGAAATCTGACATTTAGCCACCTCTTCATAATATATCTTAATTACTTCATCATCTGTAGCATTAGGTTCATAACGTCTTACAAGTGAAGCTATAATATCTGCATCTGCACGCTTCAAGTGATTTTTAAGTGATATGTGTTGTAAGTCTTTAGTAATTTTAGTGGATGATTCAAGTAGTTTAATCCTCTCAGAAGCACCCATCTTAGAATCCTTTGTTAGCTCAGCAAGTCCAAAGTGAAGCTGTTGATTGATTAAGTCAATAGGGTTGCTTGATTCTACTAAATCATTAATTGGCTTAACCCTTTTTCTTGGTTTGGCTACTCCACGAAAGCCACCTGCTACAAACTTACGATGAGCATATAGGGCTTGGTGGTAACTAACTTCAAATTGTAATGCGGCATCTTTGATTGACAAAGTTGGGTTTTTCTGTATCCACTTAGCTATTTTTAATGCAGTAGTCTCACTTAGCATTTGTGCTTTTCTTGCTCTTGCCATATTAGAACCTCCTAATCCTTTTTACTTCTAAGTTCTTTTGTACTTTCAATAATCTGTGTGGGTCTGCTTCAATTTCAAAATGAGTATCTATAGTAGATTGTGTTTTAAGTGCCGATACTTTTGTACTTAATTCATTTATAGTAGTGCTTAGTTTTTCTATATTAGCTTGTAAAGGCACGTTAGGGTTATCAATTATAGAATTTGTATTAGCATTAAGTTCTACTACTTTTGGAGTAGAAGCAATCAAATTAGGGTTAATAGCCATTGACTTAGCAACTGACTTATAGCCAATCATTGCCAATGATTTATTTGATTCAATGTACTTTTCCAAACTGATATTACTTGCATTGATAGCAGTAAGGTGATGTAAGTTTTTAGCAGTAGCGATGTGATTCATAAAAAATTCATTGCCAAGCTCGTTGTATTCTACCAGTACCTTATTACGTCCACCTTCTAAATAACCACCCTTACGATTATTACCGAATACACCACCATCTTTATATTGAAGTGATGACTTAGCAATACTAATGACACCCTGCAATAATGCAGTTATAATACCTGCACGTGTAAATCCTGTAGTACCGAATGTAGCAATCGAATCGGGAGTAGCAAGTGATAAACCTGTTATTTGAGCTACCAATATAGGCACTAACGCTTGAAGTCCATCTAATGCCATAAGTGCAAATGCTTTTCCTGCATCTTTACCACTTGCCACCATTTTACCGAATGACAATACTGCATTAGTAGCTATAGAGCCATATATTTCATTTACTTTAGTTGCTCTTTCTTCATCAATTCCTACAAGCTCTGTATTAACTGCATTTAGTTGCTCTTTTATAGCGACTGATTTTTCTAAGTCCCCTAGAAGTAATGAATCTTGATATTCTTTGTCAAGCTGTAGTTTACGTTTATTAGAATCGGCTATACGCTGTTCATTATCTCCGTCAAATAATCTAAGTTTATCGAATAGCTCATTAGTTTTTTCAGTTTGTTTTTTAGCAAGCTCACCAAATGAATTAGCTATACTCTCAGAGAATTGCGACCAAATTTGCTCCATTCTTGAAACTCTTTTAGCTTCTTCTTCAGCTTGTTTATCATTGAGTTGGCTTATCTGTGCAAAGTATTCACGTCTATCAATTACACGATTTTTGAGTGATTCTTTTAGAGCATTTTTCTCATCATCAATTTGCTTAATGTTATCATCTATTTGCTTATTAATAGATAGGTCTATTTTAAAGCCCTGAGATAGGTCATTATTGATATTAGAAAAGAACTGCCTAGCCATTTGCTGACTATTTGAAAGTGAATCATTTAGAGCATTATCATATTCTTGAAGTCTCTTTTTTGCATAGTCTTTGTCGGCTTCTATTTTCTTTAGGTCATACTGTTTTTTGATATTTAGTATTGCCTGCTCATCTCCAATAGCTAAACGTAGCTTTTCATCACGTTCTTTATTGAGTGAAGCTACTTTAGATTCAAATTCACGTCTATTTTCATTGTCAATCTTAGCAAGTTTTTCATTGAGAAACTGCTCATCTAATTGCCTTGTTTTTTCGGCAATTTGGCTTTTAATTTCGATTTCCTTTTTAGCAAGCTCTTTGCGGTACTTCTCATCTTCTTTGTACTGCTTAGAGTTCTTATCCTGTGCAATTTCTTGAAGCTGAGCAGTTAGGTTATCTACTTCGGTTTTAGTTAGTTCTGAAGCTAATGTAACTCCTGCCTTTACTTGCATTTCAATTTCTTTGGCTTTTATATCTCTATCAAGCTGTGCAAGTATGCGTGATAAATCAGGGCTTTTCAACCTTAATTCACGTTGTTTAAGAGTTAGTTCATTTATAGACTTATCTATTTGATTAATACTAGCTTCAGCATTTTTAATATCAAGTGCAGAAAGTTCTAACTTTTTAGCTTGTGATATTCTTTCTTCCTCTGTAGCTCTTTGCTGTTGTAATAACTTTAAGTTTTCTTGGCTTAATCTTAATTCTTCTTCTTTAGTTAGCTTTCTATCTTGGGCTATGGCATTTTTGTTTAGTTCTACTTCTAAAGCATCTATTTCATTTTTCATAGTCTTTTCAGCAAGTTCAGCTTCTTTGTTGAACCTCTCTAATGCCGATGCTGTTTTCTTTTCTTCATTTAGTTTATTAGCTTTTTCTGTAGCTTTTAAGTTAGCATCATTATTTTTGTCAGCTTCTAATTGGATTTTCTTTTGCTCTTCCAATTCTTTTTTAACCGATGCAATCCTATTTTTATCACCACTATAACGTGCATCAGATAACTGTTTGTAAAGTGCGGCTGTTTTCTGTGTTTCTTTTGAAAGGTTGTCAGCAGATATTTTACTAGCTTCAGCAAAGGCATCGCCGATAGACTTAGCTTTTTGAGCAGTTTTTTCAGCTTCAGCAGTTTGTTTTTTCTGCTCCTCATATAGCTTTATAGCTTCTTCTTTAGATACATTGAACCTTTTAGCAATGTTCTCTACTTTCTCACTTGTAAGTTCACCCGATTTACTAGCTTCTTCAAATGCTTGTTTTAAGAAATCTTCCTTAGCTTTCTCTCCAGTTGTACCAACGGACTTAGCAACTTTATCAAGTGCCTCTTTAGTTAGCAATCCTGCTTTACCGCTTTCTTCATAGCTTGTCTTTAATGCCTTACCGCCATCTTCTACTACTTGTTTTTGTTTTTTATACTCTTCATTCAAGTTAGCAAGTACTTTAGGGTCATTAGTTTTGTTCATTTGGTCAGCCACTTCTTGTAGCTTTTTCTTTTGAACTTCATAAACTGAAGCTTGCTCTAATAGAGATTTTGATAATGATTCTGTACTACCTTTGGCTTTAGTCTCAATGGCTGTTTTTTGTTTATTGGCAAAGTCTTCTACTTTTTTAATATTCAAGTCGAATGATTCACGGACTTTTCCATTTTCATCTACAAAGGTTTTAGTATTTTCTTTGAAGCCAGGTGAAATATTACCTAACTTCTTAGCAGTAGATTCTGCTTGCTTTTCAAGTTTTTTTAACTCTTCTTGTTCTGTAGAAGTAAGCCCTTGCCCACCTGTTTGTTTAGTTTTCAGTTGGTTTATTTTCTCTTGGGACTTTTTGTACTCTTCAACCATACTTTGTAGATTGAAGTTAGCATTTATATCGGCTGTTAGATTACCTGCATTCTTTAGTTCATTTTGGATATTCTCTTTTGCCTTATCAAGTTTTATCTGTTGTGCATTGGCTTCAAATCCCTCTTTAAAAGCTTGCCCTGATGACTTACCACTATCACTGAATAGATTACTAAGTACACTAGCCACACCACTAATAGCAGAAGATATAGCATTAAAAGCAGTATCAAAGAAATTCTTTACAGCTTCTACTTTGTTATAAAGTAATACAAGCACTCCAATTACTGCGGCTACTGCTATAACAATTAAGCCAATTGGTGCCGTTGCGGCAGCCCAAGCACTTGAAGCAGCTGCACCAAATCCTACGAATCCACCCTCAGCTAAGAAGAGTGATGGCAATAACTTAACTGCAATATCCTTAGCAAATCCACCAATAGCACCAAATGGTATTAACTGACCTAATCCTACTACTGTAGTCATTATAGGTGCTAATTGTGTTGCAGATTGTGCAGCAAATACAACACCGCTTCCAAGTTTATCAATACCTTGAATTACAAAGGCATTGACTGAACTCATTAACTGCTTAGTTCTTACATCTACTGAATCCGCCATTTGCTCGTATGCAAATTGTGCCGAACCTGTTGTATCTCTAACGTCTTCAAAAGTTTGCGAGAACCCTTCTAAGTCTCCTGCAAGTGTAGCGAATGCGGCACCTGCCTCAGATGAACTAAATACTTCAATAGAAGCTTTGCCTGTTTCTTTAAGGGCTTTAGATACTTTGCCAAGTGTTACAGGTAGGTCATCTTTCTTTAAGCTATCAAGTGAAACGCCGGCTTGCTTTAAGATTGGAGCAAGTGCAGCACCTGGCTTAGCAAGTTCAATTAGTAAGGCATTAAGTTTAGTAGTAGATTGAGCAGTAGGAATACCTTTACTGGTCATTACAGCAAGTGAAGCACCTACGTTTTCAAGTTCAATTCCAAGTGATGAAGCTGTAGGTATTACGTTAGCTAAAGTAGATGATAGTTCGGGTATTGATGTAACACCATAATTTACAGTATTGAAGAATATATCTGAGAACTTAGCGGCTTCTTCAGCACCTTTACCATAAGCGTTTAGCTGACCTGCTATCAATTTAGTAGCATCGCCAATTCCTGCACCGCCACCGGTTGCAAGTTTTGCCGCAGTATCTGCAAATGTCTTTAAACCTTCTTCACCACCTTTCACTCCACTTGCTAAGGCATCAAACATTGTAGTTTGTAATTCAGCAGCTGCAAAAGGTAAATCCTTACTCATTTGTATAGCGGCTTCACGTAGGTTAGGAGCCATGGTTTTGGCTTCTTCACCTAATGTTTTCATATTAGCAGTAGCGGTGTCAAGCTCTATGAAAGGAGCGGATAGATTGGATACACCACCTGCTATTGAATTAACTGCATCATTTAGTACGTTGAATGAAAATGCTTTTTGTAAGAATGAAGCTTTAGTAGATGTTTTTTCAGCTTCATTGCCAATATCTTCTATAGACTTATCAAGTTCTTTGGCTGATTCAGATGCCTTTTTTGTATCACTTGCAAACTTATCGAACCCTTCCGCTTTTATAGGTGGTAGTTTAATACCTAAATCGGCAAACATTCTATTGATGTTGCCGAGTAGTTTATCAACGTCCGCCTTATCAAGAATCGGCTTGATTGCTATATTTAGATTGACATTTTTAGACATTCGCTTGTACTAATGATATTAATTGTTCGCCATCTTTAGGGATAGACATACCTATTTTTTCATATACTTCTTTTTGTGAAAGTGGAATACCGATATTAAGAGCTTGTGATATAACATCCATATTCGCCATGTTATCTACTTCTTCAAGCACTTGAATAGCAAACTTCCATTGTGTATCATTGGAGTTATAGTTCTTTTGATAATCAATATTGACTAACTTATTGATGATACTTTCAATTTGGATAATATCAGAGTAAGTAATATCGGCAGTAATCATTTGTTGGACTTGTAGAGCCGCTTTACTTCCTGCATATTTCGGAATCTCGCTAACGTTAGCTTGCCCCATTATTGCCACAGCTATGGCATTATTTAGCATTTCGATATAATCTTTGAAAGAAGTACCTGCACCGCTATTAGTAAGTGTGTGGTATTTTATATCAAATTCTTCATTAGTGATAGTGGCATTGTTTTTAATTACACCTTTAATTGAAGATTCCGCAGCTGCTTGAGTTTCATCATCAGGGAAGCCCTTTAAGATACCTTGAATTAAACCTTTAAGCATTCGGTTATAATTGAACCATTCTACTTCGGTATTATAGCGATAGATTTCAGTAGCAAAGATAGAACGTAATACTCCACCTGGTATATTTTCAGATGTATGGTAACAGTAAAATTCTTGATTGATTGGGTCAGCCATATCTATCAAATTTTTATTGTTCTCTTCTTTTTCAATGAATTGATATTCGTTAAATGGAGTTATGTACTTAGCATGTATGTTATTTTCTATGATTGGTGAAATAGCTTTGAAATCTTCGTTGTATTGCCAATCCAATTTTACAGCCATATACCCGAACATTACTACTTCAATGTACTTATTGATTAAAGTATTAATAGTATTTGTAAGTCTTAGCTTTGTAGTTTTTGCCCCTTCTATTTGTGTTTCATCATTGGGTACTAAATCCCACCCCCAAGAAAGAATTGCAGTCTTGCGAGTATTGAGCAATCCTTTTACCCTTGCGTTAGTTTTGGGTATCATTTCTAAGTACTCAATTAGCTTAGTACAATCACGGTTTGTAGCTTTGTCAGCATCTGCGATTGTACACGCTTTTTCAAATTCCGGAATAGTAGGGTAACTCATTAAACGACCTTGTTATGTGATATTACTGGTTTTGCTGGTATTCTTGCTTCTATTTCAGCAGAACTAAGCAAAGCGAAATCGTTCAAAATGTTTCTTAGCTCTTGGCGATATTCTCTAACTAATTCTTTATGCTCATTAGTGATATAACCCTCAGTATCGCCTAAGAAAACATAATCAAAGTTTGATATTAATTGCCTAATATTTAGCTCCAAATCTGCTTTCTTTTCAGCTTCAGTTTTTGCTATTGGCTGATTGATTTCAGTTTGCATTTGAGCAAGTGTATAAAGCTGAGCATTTGGGTAATTAACTTCATCTATTGCGTAGTCATCTGCTACTTCGATGAACCTACCATCTATTTTCAAGTATTTCATAATGTTGCTACTGTCCTATTAATTCTTAAAACTTCATCTGCTGTAAGAGTTCTATCAAAGAACCCCACATGACTTACTCGGCATCCACTTAAAGCACTACTATTTCGATTAGTAACTCTACATACATTGCCTGCATTTGTGATTATTTCACTATAATCGTTAGCACCTCTATTGCGTAGTGCATTTGTAACTACTTGAACCCCATCTTGCCATACATTGTAAACCGATTGTGAGCCATTATCTGAATAAGTGATTATCCAAGTGTACCAAGTATTTAAGCTATAATTGCCAATTTCAATAGCTCCTGCACCATCAAAAGTTATGTGCATTTTCCCTGCTGTTGGAAATTCGGGTTGTAATTGTAAAAAGCCATTTGAATTACTAATAGCCAATTGAACTCTATTAGTAAAATTTGCAGCAGTCCACATAGCTCTTACCATAAATGTAGATGCCCTTTGATTGGTAACATTGAACTGCCTACCACCTGTAGCAATTATATTAGTTCCTACATCAAAAGCACCTTGAGCATCACCCAAACCATCGTTATTATAAGCTACTGTTCCAGCTGGTATTTGATAGCCATTAACTTCAAATATACTACCTGCTTTTGCTTTTACTAAGCCGATAGGATTATAAGCTCCAAATCGTTTAAATATCATAGAGACTGCTCCGAACTATGCCAATGATACAAAGTAGAACTTTCTCTTTTAACTCTGATAGTAACTGACTTACCACTTAGTAAATCCACAAATGAAAAGAATCTTGTTGAGTTACCTGTAGGGGCTGTAATTGTTCTATTTGCACCGCTTGCAGTTACTGAAATTTCCAATTCATCGCCATCATTATTCATATTAGTAGGGTTAGCAAAGGTTATGTTGCCACTTGCACTAATTATTTGATAATTACCACTAGCATAGTTAGGAGTAACTGTACCGCTTGTACTACCGATAATGAATTTAGTAGAAGTAATCTGACTTGCATTATGAGTGTGATTAGTGCTTGCCTTACCACTCATTTGAGTATCTATTTCAGCTTCAGTATAATAGCGACTATCATGGTGATGTGAAATGTCAGCTTTACCACTCATTTGAGTATCTATTTCGGTTTCAGTATAATAGCGACTATCATGGTTATGCGAACTCGTAGCGAATCCGCTTTTCTCAGCGTTGTAAACTGGGTCAGTTTCATTAGCAATACCGCCACCTGCTCCACCGCCTATTGATTGATGATTATTACCCATAATATGGAATTTTCCTTTTTACATTTAAAACAATTTCTATCGTACCTGCATCATGGTTGTGGTTAATGTCTGCCGTCATTGAGCAAGCTATTACCATATTACTTCCGTGTAACTCTTTATCATATTCGGGTACACACTCAGCAGTATTCACCGCTAGTAGTTTATTCTTTTTATGATAAAGTATATGTTCAATTCTATTCTGTAAATCGTAGTTATCCCAAGCTATTGGCTCTAGCTCAATTGTCATTACTTGGTAACTTCCTACATTGTCTGTAATCACTCCACCTACATCATTTGTTGGCTCACCTATGCCCTCTCTGTGTGGGTCTAATGCATAAGCCATAAGAGCTACCCAAGTAAAAGGATTATCTTCTATGGTGCTTAATCCATCGGGCAAAGTACTTTTTAGTACTTCCGAATCATTATTGTAAGCCACAGGAGAGCTTGTACCACCTAAGAATATTTTACATGGAAGAGCCAACTAATCCCTCAATCGCAAATGAATTTATCTTACTATTAGTTTTCTTAGCATTAGCTTTTATCTCATTTATAGCAGATTCATAGTTATTAGTAGTTACATCATAGTATTTATCTGATATTGTAGCAGTAGAGAGCTTAGGCAACATTAGATATTCTACTATCCATCCAATTGGTCTAACTAACCAATCATATTCATCAGGTCTTGTAGTGCTTATAGTTATGCCACCCTCTTTTTTAAGAAGCTCATTTACATCATTCTTAACAGCTGTAAATAAAGCACTATCGTCAGCAAGCAAGCTAGCGATTGAATCACTCAAATAAGTCTTTATTTCATCTAATGTAAACACTTTTATACCTCTTTAATGATAGGTTCTTCCAAGCAGTAGAAAATTGTTGTAGGGTTTATTGAATGCCCTATTTTTTGTATAAATACTTTACTTGTAAGGTCTAAAAAGTCAGTAGTAACATTCTTATTGCCATCGCTAGTAGATAAGAATACCTCTTTATCAGTAGTGAAGATGCTAGAACCGAAATCTACAAAGTCGCCATTATTGGCTACTGTAATTGTTTGTCCTATTTCTCCATTCTCTAAGGCAATATATTCACATGGTTTATTGATGTTGTTAGCATCTGCTACAATACCTTTTGCACTAGTATTTATAGATATTGCCATTCCAATTTTAACAGCTTCAGCAAGCTCTATTTTGTTGTACTTAGTAAAACTATTAGAGCTATTGATTACCTTGCTAATACCCTTCTTCATAGAGCGGATGTTTTCCGGTAAATCAAATTCATCTATTGCGTTTTTACCTATTTTGCCAGTTGGAGGCATATATCTTTAATCCTTGTAAATGCTACTATTCTAAACCAGTTGTATGGCTCAATTGACCGATTTCTTATAAAAACCCCATGGCCGTTGTATTGGCTTCCCATTGTTCCTGGACTTGTATTGGCTTCTATAACTCTGCCCTTTGTAGTAGTCCAGTCGCTCTCCGCTATACCAATATGCCCAAATATGGTTTTCCCTCTTTGCCATATTACCAAATCACCCTTTTTGACTTGTATTCCTTTAAAGAGTACGTCTCTAAAGGAATAGGAATTTTTAACTCTATAACTGTTGGCAAGTCCAGACCTAACGACTGGACTGTAACCTGCGTATTTAAGGCATGAATATGTAAAAGCGGCACAATAGGGGCTTCCAAGAGGGTTTCCGACAGTCTTGTTCCATCTGTCAATATCAACCCCTCTATTTGCTCCTCTCTCAATGACACCTACATACTTACGTGCTACACTTACGTGAGCTGTATCACTTAAGGAAGACCACAAATGCTGACATGAAAAACACACCAACAATGAAGCATAAACCCAAAAAGTATATCGCATAGCTTATATTCCCCTTTTTTACTATCTCTGTGTAAGTATCTACTTTGCCGAGAAATAACCCATCAACAAGCACCACTAACCAAACGCCTAATATTGCTGACAATACACCACCTGCATAAGCAAGTAAGAATTGTGCATACACATAAGCAAGCATGAATACTACAAATGCCAATAGCACTGTAATTGTTGCAGATAATACTTTCTTATCTAGCATTGTTTTTTATCTCCTTATAAAGTTGAAGTAATTGCTCGTAAAATTCTTTGTAATTGTCATTTATTAAAGTATAGATTTTGTCTAGCTTTACATCTAGTCTATTTTCTATATTGTTGAGTGAAGATACATCTTTATCTACATCTATCATTTTAGTACTTAATTCAGCTATTCTCGCCTCATAAGTCCATATCTTTTTTACCAGGAATCCAATTCCTGTTGCTATTATTCCTATTACCGCTACGATTATCTCAACTGGTATTTGCATTGAACTCACTTGCCCTTTTTAATAAATAGTATTCGTAAATTTTAGATAGTGGCATAGTTTCCGCTATCTCGTTAAATTCAGTAATTGAGCTACTGACTGCTAGAAGCAGGTTATCAAAGTCGTTTAGCTGACTTGTAAGCCGAGTAAAGGAATACTTGATAACCTTTTTTTTGCGTTGCTCTTCTTGCTTCTCTTTTGTTCTCATTAGATTGGCTATTATCCAATCTTCACTAAGTCTATCTATTCGCTTTAATTCTTTATTTAATGAGTGAACGAAAAAATTGTATGAATTTCTTCACTTCCTCCATGCTTTGTTCGCTCCAAAATTCAGAATCGAAATTACTTTCTACAAGCTCACTTAATTCGCTTGGTATTAGTTTTTTATCAAGCAATACTTTAGCTTCTTCTACAGTCCATTTGTCAGTTATATCAAGTAACTTTTCAGTTGTGTCAAAGTTTTTATCTACTTCCTCTTGAGTAAGTGTATATAAGCCAACTCCTGTAGCAATCTCTTGTGATTTCTCTAAGAATCCCTCATTTTGGTTTAGGAATTTTTTAGTTTCTTCAGCTCTTAGTTTGCTTATTTGCAAGTAGTCTATTCTTGCATTTCTTGAAGCTATCCTACCTAATAGCTTGTATTTTTTTTCTTGCCATTCTATGTTGAGAACTGACCTTTCCATGATGTTTGCCTTATGATGGTTGTTAAATTATGCCCTTATTATGGGCGTATCTGCTTCAAATACTAAAATTGATGAGCTTCGAGCTTTACCGATGAATTGGCAAATATGCCCTGTAGCTGTTGGAGCTGTTGCAGTTACTTTACCTGGATTAGTTGCCGATAGGAAATAATTCTCACCTGCTGTAAGTCCTGTAAGCCCACTTATCACACCTTCAAAATAAACCGCTACCGATG